AGTTATTAGCAATATAGCCATTATCAGACACCATTGCTTTTGTTGTGCTTGTAACTTCTGTCCAGCCAATGCCTGAGCCTGTGCCGGATATAGTCACACCACCTGCGCTTTGAGCGATAGATATTCCAGCTCCTGCAGTCAATGTTGCAGGTACTGGAGTTCCACCAGTTACACCAATGAGTAACTCACCGTCTTGCATTGAAGCAGTATAAGACGGTACGCCAGTAGAGCTGGTTACTAATGTTGCGCTATTAGCAGTTGCAAGACCTTCTACAGTGTCACCATCAGCAGGATAAAATGCAAGTTCATTTTCAAGGCCTGCGGTTACAGTTCCATCAGAACCAGACTGATTATCAACGTATAATTTGCTTGCTGAATCACCATCGTTAGTTGGTAGTGGTAAATTAATTACCAAATTATCATCCATATTGATATCACCTGACATGGTTCCGCCAGAAGTCTGAAGAAAAGTTCCTGATAACGAGCTTGGTAATTGCCCCCAATCGGAATCGTCATGGTCGTAATACTCGATGGTTTCACTGTCAACGTTAAATCTAAGGCTTATATCGGGAGCTGTAGGCACCACACGTTGCGCTGTAGTTCCAGTTGGTATGTTAATACCTGCAGTTCCAGGGATTGTTGTGTTGTCTGCTAAGCCTACTATAGGGTTTTGAATGTCAGTGCTATCAACGACAGTTTCATTTGCAGTAGCAACAACACTTTTAACATTATCATTATCTAAACCATCAATATAAGATTTAGTGGATTCAGAAGTTGCAATATTAGAATCAGTAGCTGTAGCAAAGGTATCATCATCTATAATTGAATCTAAAGCTACAGTGCTTTGTATTGTAAAAGTACCCGGCGCATTGATTGTTGCAGATAACCCGGCAATAGGATTTTGCGTATCACTATTATCAATATTTACTTCATTAGCAGTACCACTAACACTTTTAACATTGCCAGAGTCTAAATTATCAACGTAGCTTTTATTGGTTGAGTCGTTAGGATTAACTGGAGCTGCAAGACTAGTTATTGAATTGCTACCCATGTCAATATCACCTGACATGGTTCCACCGGTTAAGAGCAATGCAAGCGAGCTTAATTGGGCGCTATTAACTAGCACACCGCTTTCGTCTGCATCAGTTATAATTGTAGATTCTGCTAAGTCTTGTATGGTTTTATTTGACACAGTGCCAATATCTTCAAGACCAATCATACTTGCGCCATCACCTGTAGTGTGAGCTGCAAGTCTTAGAATTAAATCGTCGATATCCTCATCGGTTTCAAGCTGTCTCCACGTTGAATTATCATGATTATAATATTCAAATCTACTTAAATCAGTATTGAATCTTAAATTTACATTGGGAGCTGTCGGTACTGCTCTTTGCGCTGTTGTACCCGATGGCGTACCCATACCAGAAGTGCCATCAAAAATAGGATTAGGCACAATAAAGTATCTAGGGTTTCCAGCCAAGCCATTAGCATTATCGATGCCAAGCTGATTTGCAGTACCTGTTAGCACTCTTGTTAACTGTACTCCAGTACTAACAGTATTAACTACAATACCGCTAGATAAGGCTCCCATAGCTTGTGCATTTGGTAAGTCTTGATTTGCTGTTTGCAATAAGTAAGTAGCAATATTAGGAGCCAAACCAAAATCAGGGATAAAGATAGTTCCAATCGCTGTATCATCAGCATTTTTACGCCATGCATGCCTAGCTGGTAGCCTTGGCAATATAGTATCTGTTATAGGTGTTATAGATTCATTAAAATTATATCTTGCTCCCACAACATCACTGCGCATTTGGTTTTGTTGCTCAATCATTGTTGCTCTAGCTGTATCGCTATTTAGCATTGATGAAGAAAAATTAGTATTAGTATAAAAGTTTTCTCTGATAGCTGGAGTAGCTCTTACAATTGTGTAAACAAAATTAGCAGGGGCGCCTGTAACTAGAGTAACTCTTACTTCTTTTTGCGTACCAATAAATGTAACGGAGTAATCAGCAGAAATTAATTTTTGCGTGGCATCACTGGCAGCTGTATCAATATTTCTAGCATATACATCAACATCACTAGGGTAGTCAGCAGTCCAGGTAACATCAAGAACAGTTTGTCCTGTGGTTGTAAGTATCTGAGTTCGCGGCAGGATATTATCAATTATAATGGCCATTTTGCTTGTCTCCTATTGGCGTTAGCCTCGGCTTTTGTATCTGGTATATTTAATGATTCTACCATTTTATCTACTTGTCTACGCAATTGCCACGAAGAAAGAAAAGGCATTAATCTGCTTGCTCGTCTTACTTCAGTCTTATTCCAGTTTTGCGTTAAAGCCATATTAATAGTTTTAGCTGTATCTTCTGCCATGCCTCCAACTACTCCCCCAGCCATACCAGCTAAAGTTATTTTTCTATACTTTTCACTTTGTATGCCTTCTAATATTTTGCCCTGCGCTAGTATATTAGCATCTTCGACAAAGCTTGCAATTGAACTAAATGCTCCTCCATCAACCATAGCGTTCCAAAACATGGAGTCATCATCAGTAAAGGCAAGTTTACCTATTGCCATTCTTCGCATAGGCGAAACTAAAGTACCAACTGCCATCATCATTATAGCGCCCGAAATCATTCGGGCATCACCTCTTTGCATCAAAGGTATTGTAAATTTAGAAAATGATGCAGATAGCCAGCCCTTAAATGTCATGTAAAATTGTGCCCATGGATGATCGGCAATAAAAGGAGTGTCAAACATTCCTTTTCTAATAACTGTATCTCTAACAGTATTTCTAACAGCCGCTCCAAAAAGGATTGAAGCTTCCTCATCAGTCCATAGCTGATGATTAGCATGGTATCCCCCTACCCCATTTGTATCTGCGCCAGCAGCTTTCCATTGCTCAATAAATCTACCTGACCATTTTTTAGGGTCTATTCCAATTTGTAGTAAATTTTCTTTATCTCTCTGGCTTAAAGTTCCAGCTTGGTATTCGTGCATTTGTCTTATAATTTTACTATTAACAACGTTAGCTGAAATTCTTTGCAACCAGTTATCAATGTAATTTGCAAAAGTAAAGTTTCCTGAATGTTGCGCTAAGTTTCCAGTTACTCTTTCAAAGGCATTTACTTTATCATCAATACCGCTTAACCCGTTCATGTTTCGGTCTGCAGCTCCCATTGCGACATGCTCAGTAGCGATATTTAAATCAGCTGCGCCCATTTGGCCTTCTCTGCCTTGTTTTTTTATTCTGCCTTCCATTCTTAATAAAGCTGGAGCTATCCCATCTTTTATTGTTGGCCATATTCCCTCTTTCATAACAATGGCAAATGGCTCTGTTACCATTGATAATGGCAGATTACCAAGTTTAGTAGTAACAGCTGCATTATTAGCAGCATTTGCCCAAGATCTAGTTTTAGCATCTATCTGGCTTCTTCCCATCATTCTATTATATGAATTGCTCATATCAGATTTTGCTTTTTTAAATTCTTTATTTATTTTTTTAAATGCTTTTTTCTTTTTAGATCCATTTGGCATTTGTGAAACTTTGATATCACGTAGTCTGTGTTCATGTGCAAGCAATTGCACTAAGTCTTCAAGACCTCCTTCTAATGTAAGCTCAGGGAAAGCCTGTTTTAAAAAAGTAAGTCGTCCAATCATATTTCTATAATTTGAAATTACACCTACAACATCTGAATTTAAAAAACCATTCTCTTTAAGTATAGTATCAGGTATTAATAAAGTTCTTCTTTTAGCGTTATTAGGGCTTGCCATTCTGCTTCCAAGCACAGTATATAAAGTATCTTGCATTGTTTGCTCTGCGTTTTGGCCAAGAATAGTTTCTCTAAAAGCGCCCATAGCTCTAGCCCTTGCTTTATCATTAGCATAAGGCGTTCTAAACTTTAACCTGTCTTTTGGATCTTTAAATTTAACACTTAAGCCATCAGATACTTCAGTAAAATATCTTTTATCTATTTCTCCAGTTAAAGCTTTTTCTTGCAATAATTGCTCTTCTGTTTCCATGTTGTTTTTTGCTTCGCGTAATTTTGCTTCATGCTCTTTTATTTTCGGCTTTAATTCTTCAATTGTTTTAGCGTGCTTTTGCGCTGTTTGTGTAGTCTTTGCTTTATTCTTAAGCTGTACAGTTTTAGCTAACTGTTTTTTTGCTTCATTCAAACTTTTTTGGCTTGATTCAGTTTCCTTTTCAAACCCTTTATGTTTTTCCATTATTTTTGATAAGTTCTCAGATTCTGTATGAGACAATGAGTTAAAATCATCAACTAAAAGTCTTAAGTTTTCGTCATCTCTTAAATCATTTTGTAATTTCTGTTTTAACTTTGTACTTGCACTTTTTGCTCTTGCAAGTTTATTTGATGAAGCTTTTATTTCTTCATCAGTAACTTCTTTACTTTTGATTAAATCATCATGAATATCTTCAAGCTCTTTAGCTTTTGTTTCTGCATCTGTAATTTCCTGGTGTCTTTTATTTATTGTGGCATCAGATTCCCTGAAATATTTGACCCCCATTTCCTCCCATTTTTGACTATTTTCTTGAACTTCCTGTTTCAAATAATCTTTTGGGAAATGTTCATGCGCAAGCGAAGTAGTTTGGAAATCTTCAGGTAAGTTATATGCCTTTCTGAAACTTTTCCATAAAGGGTCTTTTGCGTCTCTGATTAAAGATACAAGTTGGTTAACGGATGAATGCTCTGATTCTTCTCCTGTCAAAAATACGTCATGAGCTTCTTTAAAAAATTCATCTTCTGTTATATACCCTTGCTTTGTATAAGAATCTTTAAGATTTTTTATCCCGGAAGCATATTGGCCTTCTGCATCTATACCATTTCTTAAATTATGCAATCCTTTGACATTCCATAAAAATACTTTATTACCATTAAGGTTATTAATCATCTTGGCTTCAAAAGTTTCCTCTCGTGGGATATCCTGCTTTACCGCTTTGGTAACAAAAGCATGTTCTGCAACTTTATCACTAAAATTTTGTAATACTTTATAAGGTGAGGTTTGCATTCTAAATGCAGGAGATAGTTTACCTGATAATTTACCAAGCCATCCCCCAACATAAGGTATTGCAAACAAGCCACTCATATCAACATGAGAATCAACAAGTCTTTGCATCATATCTACTTCTTGAGCGCTAGCAGATTCTCCGCCTTCTACTATATACGATAATACTGTCCCATCTTCTGGATCTACAACAGGCTTAATTTCGACATCATGCTTAATTGACTCTTTTAGAATATTTCTTGATTGCCAGATTCTTCCAGAAGTAAAAGCGTGGGATAATCCATATCCAGCCCCCATGAATACAGTACCAATCATAGTATCCAGAAAAGTGTCATTAATAGCGTCTGATAATTCAATGCCTTTTTTGTTTGCAAGCTTATCAGCATTGTAAGCAATTGCCCCGGCAGCAACTCCTGGCAACGCGGCTTTCATTGCTTTTAAAGCTCCATACCCAAGCTTTGCATTTTTTGCAATAACACCAACAGGTATCCAGCTTTCAGGGCTTAATATACCGCCTGCCAATCCTCCAGCAATTAGTTCAGCAGTTCCAGCTTGAGACATAATCTCGTCATCTTCTTCCTGCTTTAAAATAATATTTCTTATTCTTTCTTGATCGTATGGACTTTTAGCCTTCATTATAGCGTCAAAATATTTGGGAGGAACATCATAAAACATTTCCCAATTATCAGGTTTCCAGTCATCCGGTACATCTTCATTTAAAGGATTTAAGCTATCGAAACTATTTCTTGCCAACCATGTAATCGAATTTGCCGATCTAAATGCAGCTTTAAATCCCTGCCATCTAGTCTGGTCTGATGCGTCTATATCCCTTAATGAAACACCTGTATCTTTTTGGGTACTTTTTGTTTCAGCTTTTTGTGATTTTTTTACTTGTGGTTTTGCTGGCTGTGGTTTTGCTGGCTGGTCAAGACTGGCAAGTATATCGTCAATTGATTCTGCATCATTATTATTACTCGCCTGAGGCTGAGCAACTTGCGGTAGTTCATCCTGCGATGGTTCACCTTGCAATGATAAATCTTGCTGCTCTTCTTTACCTTGCATAGAGTCTAGCGGATCTAATTCTTGACCAGAGTATGGCTGTTGCTGTTGCTGTTGCTGTTGCTGTTGCTGATTAGAAGAATCCTGCTCGTTGTTATCTTCAATACTTTGTCTTGATTCTTGCTCTTGAACTTTTTTTGTCAAACTATCAAGCCCCGGGTTATCTAATTCTTCAAAATTTAATTCTGTTTCAGGATCTTTCTGGAGCTCTTGTTCTTCAGGTAGTTCTTCAGGTAGTTCTTCAGGTAGTTCTTCAGGTGCTTGTTCAGTATTCTCTTCTATAGCTCCAGATGCTTCTGCTCCTACTTCTTTATTTGCAACTGCGCCTATCTCTGGATTTATATCGCTGCTTGATTCTTGTTTTGTATCTTGCGTTTCTTCTGGACTTTTATTTAATATTGAAGGTTCAGTACTAAGTGAACTATCATTAAATGCATCTTGGAATGAATCATCTTCTATATTAGCTAAACTTTCAGGTTCTGGATATTTATCTAATGGTCTATTATTGTAATCAATATTTTTATTTATTCTTTCAGTTAAAAAATTAGAATAACCACCACTTTTTAAATCAGATATTTCAGTTGAATTGTAGTTCATGTTTTCAAATGCTTTAACAAGTGTATTTGCTTCTTTGAGATCTAATTCGCTACCGGAATCTTTTATTTCTGAAGTAAGAATTTTAGAAATTGAATCATCAGAATAATTTCCTTGTTCTTTAAGCCTTGTGTAAATTTCATAAGCTTTTAATTTATCAATTGGCACTAGAACCCCCTAAAGAATTTTTTCTTTTTTTATTTGATAAATCAGAATCTTTATTTTTCCCTAAAATTCTTTTTCGTGATTCTTCAAATTTAGCTTTAGCATCATCAGAAGATTCATTTTTTCTTTCTATTTGTTCTTTAGTTTTTTTAAATACTTCTTTAGGAGTATTGTTTTGGGATACTGCATAAACTTCATTGTATTTCTTTTCTATTTCATTTTTATTTGGAGAATAAACAATTGAACTTTGCAAACCATTGTCTATAGTAAAAGAGCGATGACCATTCTCAGTTCTAGCCATCATTTCATATCCTGAAATAGTTCCATCATCCCTTTCACTAAGCCTGCCTGTAGATACTAAATCAACATCATATAATACATCTTCTTGCCCACGTCGATGCTGAACTACCGTAAGACCGCCATTTTTAAGATATTTTTTTAATTTTGTTAGCTCCTTTACGCTGCCTTCTTCATTATTTTCAAAATAGTTTTTCAGTTTAATAATCTGCTCATGATTTATAGTTCCTTTAGTCTCAAGCCATGTATCCCGTCTACCTTGCTCGTATTGTTTTTTCATTTCTAATACTTGAGTATTAAATTGTTCCGCCATATCAGAATGTATTACGCCCTTATAATCAGAACCTATACCTAACTTTTTCTCTATAGGCCAATATGTTATTTCCGGCTCTTTATTCATGTTGGTTCTTCCGTACGCATCATTTAAAGCGCGAGAAGTTGTTTTTTTAGCAGCCTCTATATCCCCACCATTTGTAACAAAAGATGCATGTAATAATTTATTCGCCTTAAGAGCTAATAAAGGTAAATTTCTAACTGGAAGCTTTGGATTGTAGTTAAGCATCCCTAAGGTTGTAGCCTCCTTAGATTCTCCTTTCAGTCTATTGTTAGATAAAACTTTGCTCCAGCTATTCTCTATAGCTTTTCGTCTTTCCTCACCACTTCCATCTACAGCTTGAATAGCATTCGCAGCAGCTTGCTCAGGTGACTGCTGTCTAACTTCTCTATTAAGATTATATATATCCATAATAGACATTGTTTTTAAATCATTAGCTACTCCCTGAACTTTTCTTACTCCGCCCGGTTCGCTAACAATAGAGTCAAATGCCTGTGATGCTCTGTCAATGGAATCCGGGTCTCCACTAGCAACCATACCTTTAAGTTGTGAGGTATATTCGGGTACTTCTCCACTGATTTGATTAATAGCTTGTGTTCTTGCTTCAAATGCATTTAAAGGTTCCATGCTAGCGGAATTCGTGGATTCCGTTTGTATCTGTCCAGCTAAATAACTTAAAACGTCATTTTTTTCTTTAGCAGTAGCAGTTGCAAAAATTTCGGGGTTATTTGAGTTCTTACTTAAATATGCAGTCGCTTTATCTTTTTTTGAAGCTCTATGCAACTTGTTATAATATGTATTCATAGATGAATTAAAAGTTAACGTATCAGTGTTATCTTTTAAACTTTCTATATCAGTGGAGCTTATGCTAGTTGGGTCTTTAGTAGCCTTAGCAACAAAATTTGAACCGGCAATCTTTATATTAGTATTTTGCTTTTTAACAATACCGCTAATATATGAAGAAACAGCCTTGGACGCTGTTTGCCATTGGTCATTATTCATATCAGATGGTTTTTTAGTTGAGAAATCATCTATCCATTTAGATAAATTACCTTCTGCATCCGACTTTAATGCACTATTTATATACTTGCCATTCAAATATGTTTGATCGGCTGTAGCATTAGCGCTTCTTTCTTGAGTCCTACTTATATACCCCTGCTCTCTAAATGTTTTATTTGATTCTTTGGCACTTTCAGTTAACATCTTGCCAACTTCAATTTTGCCATTTATAGTAGTTTGAGATATATTTTCATTGCCATCCTCTAAAGATAACTTCCATGCTTCTTTTGTATCTTCAATATTCTGACTTATAAGTTTATTATGCAAAGAAAAGCTAGCATTCTCCATTGCATTAGCCATCTTGAATTTTAATTCTGGCCTAATGTTTTCAGGAGCATTTTTTGCTATAGAATCCAACCCGGAAGTAACATTACTTTCAAATTTAGTAAGTAATTCACCAGTTAGTTTTGGAGCTCTCGACACCTCTAATTGCGACTCATGGATAAGCTTATTTGCCTGCATTCCTAGAGTCATCTCCGCCTGCTGCGAATATGCTTTTTGATAAGATTCATCAAAAGATGTTATAGCCGGTAGTGTATTTCCACCATAAGGATTAAGACCATCCTTGCGACCCATATTTTCAGCTATCGCACTAGAACCTTTTAATGCAAGATTAGCCCCAATTTCGGTTATCTGCTTGCTAGCTTGAGCTTGAGATTCAAAAGTTCCAGAATAACTACCCTCTGAACCCAAAGATAAATGTTGTCTGGATTCATATTGAGGTATTTCATTTGCCATTATGCATCCTCCATACCAAAGCTTCCATGAGATTGTGCGCCAGTAGTCTTGCCAGGGTTTTTAAAGTATGACTCAAGAGATGAAACAGGAATATTTTTTAAAGCATTCACTCCAATATCTGTAACATCTTTTCTATTTTTTGCCATCATATCAATATAAGATTTTACGTTGCCTGATTTCAAATCAATAGCTTTTGACATGGTATTTAAAGTCCTGAATCTTTCGTCTTGCGCAAACTTTTGATTGGATTTTTGCGATATGGCAACAGCTTGAGAAGAATCAGTAGCCATGCCCCTGGCAGCCATTATAGCGGTCTGTGTACCCAATGACTCTCTTAATGAATCTATAGATGCTACTGATTCAGCCTCGCTAGCAGCATTTAAAAGTTCAAGATTAGAAGCAAGTGCAGCATCATCTAACTGCATCCCAAGCTTGCGATATTTTTTAGAGCTATTAGCGCTAACGCCTTGAGTAACAGCCCCAGCAGCCATCATTGCAAGGCTAATCATGGTTACAGGTTCCATAATTTCTCCAGTAAAATTATATGTCTACAGTATAGAATACGCCCAGCAAAGTGAAATCAAAAGGATCGTTATGTAAAAATGACCATGAAGGATTATTGAAATCCTCCCATCCATGCATAAGAGCCATTTCAACAAATCCTCTTGCAGGCTTTGGAGGCTCTCCAATGCTAAATTGATTAGTCGTGTTTAATGCAATCGGCTTATTATTTATAGTTCCGCCGATAGTATCAGAAAACATAAACTTTGCAGCGCGTATGTGTTTGGGGTTTAATAAATTAGTTGAGTTAGCAGCGGTAGCCGTTAAAAAAGATAGTGGCAATGGCTCCACTTGTGATTGTATGGGATAACCTACATAAGCCTTGCTAACTTCTTGATTAGAACCATAGGAATCAAATGTAAACTCATTATCAAATACCAGTCCTTCAAACCCATAACCATCACCAATAGCTTTTACATCTTGTGTATTATGATAAATTAAATTACTAATTGTCGAAATAGGAGTGCCTTCATACTCAATAGCAAAATCTAGCCTTACATCATTGCTAAGCTCTTCTATAAAATAATCATAACTTAAAGGATAAGTTGTTATACTATTTCCTGTGCCAGCATTATTAATAACTATTGCTGGCTCTTTTTTTAAAGCATCTTCTTGAGTAAGATATATTTGTATATATCCAGTGCTAACTTGTATCGCCCAATACTGAGTACCAACTACAATTTGTGGGCTTGTTACTAATGGGGTAGATGCATTTATAGCAAACTTAACGGCAACTGGTACAGTTGTCGAAATTGAAGTGGAAGGAACATTAAAAGCGTTTAATGATGAACTAAATCCTGTTATTGAAAATGAAGAAGGAGTTCTTGTCGGTACCTGACGTTGTGTTAAAAACCAGCATCTTCCATCTTTATCTGATGCAGCTTTTCTATATTTCGCCTGTCCATTTTGCTGGTAAAGACTTGCTAATGTCCACCCTGATACTTCCTCTGATAATAAACTTTGATAAATGGCCATCGTGCCATCGTCATTAGTTATAAAAGTATAATTAGTGGCTATGCCTTCCATTGATTGATAAGTGTCTTCATCTGCCGGATTTCTTATTAAGTGCTCACTCATAACAGATATAGCACTTGATTGATAAGCTGATAAAGTATTATCCCAGATTAACGAGAAAACATTATCTCCTGCAACCATGACGAGCTGATTATCAATATCTTTTGGCTGTAATGTAATTCCTGATATAGAATCCTGCAAATACATTGAAAATGTTGTGGGGGTAATAGCTCTTTCAACATCGCTTCCCGTTGAAAATATACCTGTACCCATTTGTACAGTAAGGCTCTTATATGGCGATATGAAATTAATAACACTTGCATTAGAAGCATTAGGAAAATATGATACTGAATCTGTTGGATCAACATCATATTGGCTAAAATCACTAAAATCATTTATAGCACTTCCCCATAATCCACCCGGTAAAGTCGCAGTATTACCAAAAAATGCCCTTGATTGATAAGAAGCGCAAACATTAGGCCATCCGCGTTTTGCATTCCATGCAGTCTCTGCTAAATATACATTCCTACCTTTAAATGATGTAGTACTACCAAATGTATTTATAATTTCTATCGTAACACTCGTTGCGCTAGACCTGGTTAATATGCTCGCAGTTCCACCAGCAAAAGCTATAAATACACCACCTACATGTTCAGTAGTAAATACAGCTGCACTAGCTGTTAAAGTAGTTCCAGATATATTAAATGTTATTGCGTTATAATTTACATCCTTAAAATCATGTGTGGGCGGATGCTTAAACCCAACATTTACAAGAGACCATTGATTCTGGATTTTAAAATTCCTATTGCCCGTACCTTGAGTATTAAACAAAATTGGATCGTTACCATTTTTAGCTTTTTTTGATGTTTCATAAACCCTTACAGTAGTTCCTGTAGCTGAGGTTTTAATAAAGTAGGTAACACTTTCTCTAATCTGAGGTGTAGTAGTCGGTAAAGTGCCAGTTCCAGAATAAAATTTTACTGGATATATTGTTAGAGGAACTCCAATTGGGGGAGAAGATACAGTTATATCAAACTTAGGTGATGATATTGTTGGAGTAATAGCAACCGAATTTTCAGCTCTTTTTAAATCAGTAGGTCTGTGGCTTCTTCTTGCAATCCTGAATCTGTTATCAATAATGCAATGCCTTAATGTAGGCATGTCATCAGTTTTTATTGTTGATGTTGCAATACTAGATACTATAAGGCCTTCAAGATAAATTCTTATGTGACCAGGATAAATCAAAATTTGATATGTACATTGGTTAAGAAATACAAATGATTCAAATCTGACAAATCTATGGTCGATATTTTTAATCTGGGATATATACGATCTAAATAAAGAGCCAAACCTTTTTGTTAAAGCTCCTTGAGGAGTAGGTATTACATTCCTGGCAGTCTTTGAACCGTTAAAATAAGGGCGCGTAGTAACTCGAGCGTACATCAAAGGGGATAGCTCACCCTTACTAAAATTATCTTGAGCCCATAAACGTTTATCCATATCAATTACCTGAATATGTTGAGTCTGATATGCCTCTGCGATTTAAAACAGGAAAATCAACTTGAGAAAAGTTGGGTCTATTTTGAGAATCAGCAGCTTTTGCTTTTGATTCAACCACTAAAAGCTTTTTCCTTATAACCGATACATAATCAGGACTTTGAGCGCTGCTTAAAGCTAAATGATCGGCAACCATATGGCCAATCAAATTCTGAAAGTAAAACGGAAATAAACTTTCATCAGGTTTGAAAACATATTCCATATACATTGGAGTTTCTCCGCCCCAGTTAGAATATATTCTTCTATTTTCATATACCTCATAATCATAATTCTGAGGATATATCCTTATCATTTTAAGATAACCAGCAGGCAATGAGTAAACGTAATTCCATCTATTTGGCGGAGTCTCGTTAAGTTTTGATAACTGGGATATCTGAACAGCAAAACGCCAGCTTCCCGTTTCCAGAGATTCCGGCATTAATACATCATAAGCTTGTTCGGCTGCAAGGGTAATAGAATCAGGATTATTTAAATCCTGTATCGGCTTATGCCCCAATATTGTAAGGGCATAAGATATTATTTTTGTTTTACTTGCAGCCATTATTTATCCTATGCAGAAGCGCGTAATAAGCTATAACTAATTATAGCATCATTGCCCGGATCGGCATCAAAAGTAACTGTTAAAGTATCAGCGCTTACTGCAGCCTGTAAAACAGCCACATCATTACTGCCATTATCCACCATAGTAACCTGCGGTAAGTCAGTAGCTAATGCTCCAGTTACAGTAAATGCTTCTGTTGCATTACCGCCAGTGCTAGTAACAGAATCAGCGTATTTAACAACATGACTAGGTGCAATGCCATCGTCTAGGTTCTCTAACGAAACAGCGTCATCAGCAAGCTTAGCATTGGTAACCGCATCATCATCAAGCTTAACAGTAGTAACAGCGTCATCTTGAATATTTGCAGTTCCTACTAAGGCTAAACTAGAAACTGTAACAAGCGTTACTGTAGCAGCTAATCTATCAATAGAATCAACCTGGTACAAAGTAGTGCCATCTGTACCAACAATCCAGATTAAATCCTTAATAGCTAACTCGTAAACAGCAGCAGCAAAATAGTCAGCTGCAACAATTTCTGCAACAGTATCAACGCTTGACTGGTAAGAGAAAATAGCAGGTCCGTTAATATCAACGCCCTCATATTCAATTACACCTGTATTAGATGCAGCAGATGCCCGCGAAAAATTTCTTATATCAAAAGCCATATTTATCTCCAATTAATAATTATTATAGGCCACTATCGCTAGTAGTAGTGGGATCGTAAGAATCGTCATTATTAACTTTCAAGACGCCGTCAACATCAATAACAGTAGACCCTGCAGAAAAAACACCGTTTACTAGATTAGATGTTTTCTCAGGTACATAGTTAATTTCAGTAGAAAAGTTTTCTCCAATAGCTGTACCAAGAGACATTTTGTGCCAAGCAAAAGCAGTACTAATACCACCAGAAGTAGGCAATCCGCCTTCTGGCATTTTAGGAATAACTACCAAATTAAAGCCTAAATATTCACGAGCAAATGCATTATCAATTACGCGATTTTCGGTATAAAGTTTAGAAGTAAACTGTTTTGCATGAAGCAAAGTTCTTAAATGAATCGCTTTCATTGCAACCCATCTTTCATTCAATGGAATAGCATTATCATCAAAATATTGCATAATCTGAGTATATTTATCGTAAGTAAATCCAGTACTATTATTGGCAATAGTTTCTGCTCCTGAATTATTCATTGCATTAATTTTTAATTGGTCGGACATTCTGCCCATTGCCATGCCAATTAATTGCGAGCTTTCCATTTTTGCTTCAACGTTAGTAGTTAAATCCTCTATACGATCAACATAAATTGGAGTGGTAAATTTTTGAAGATTAACTGTTGCAACAGAAAAGCCTGCATCTTGTCCAGAAACTTGCTGTCCATAACCAGTAGGTGTGGAAACAACAGTGCCCATTTTACGAAATTCTACAGACGAGCCAACTACGTCTGAACGTAAACGGCAAGCTTCACGTAATTTAAAACCGGAAGATTGATATGCAGCTTTTACGAAAGAATCATATTCGATTTGATCGATAGGTGATATATTTGTAGACATTGTTTTAGCCCTCGTTAGTTAGAAAAAAGATTATCGTTCTAAGCAAGGGCTTGCAGAATATGCGAGTATCGTTTTCACGGTCGCTCTGTCAAGGTGTCCTAATGAACATTTACTAATAATATTGTATCACAATACTATAATTGTCAATTACATTTTACCTTCTTTTTGTAATGCCTTTTCAAGCCTGGCTCTTGTAGCTTGTCTGTATCCTTGGTCAGAAGTATATTTGGATGCATTATTAGTAATTTCTTGCGAAATAGAAGAAGATGTTTCGCTTGATTGTGATGATGAATCATTTCCGCTTGGTACATTTACATCATTAGACATTGCTACGCTCCTTAGTTCCTGCAAGGCTTTGATGCCTTCAGAAGTTTTTATTGAAAATTTTAATGCTTCGTAAGAATCATTGCTAAGATTACCCTTTGACCAATTGTCCAGTATCTCTATCTGGTCCTTATAATCAGGTCCCAGTTTTTCCTTCTCTGCTTCATAGTCAAAAGAAAAAGAATCAAGATAACTATCAAATGATTCAACCATTTTATTTACTACATCTTGAGACACACCTTTGCTTTTTGCAAAAGTTGAAAAATCTTTAAATTGTTCAGCATCTGGTTCTATATATTTAGATGATGATAAATCATACTCATTAGGAGTTTCACCAAATCTGGTTTGTAACTCGTTGTATGCCTTTCCCAATGCTGATGCAGTTTTAAATTTCTCAGGCAACCAATCCGGCCTTTCGCCATCTAGTTCCGTATTATCATCTAATTTCCATTTGGGAGTTTCTTTTTCTTTGTCTGATGATTCATTAGTACTATCTGACTCTGCATTTGAATCTTTATTATCTTCAGGTATGTTTCCAGAATCTTTATTATCTTCAGGTATGTTTCCAGAATCTTTTTTTTCTTCTTGATTGCTGAAGTTAAACATAGAGCCATTATTAGTTAAACTTGTGTCAGTAACACTGTTGTTTTCATCAGTCATTTAACACCCCTGTTTGCTTCTTCTTTTTGCTTGTAAAATATGCATGCATTTTTCATTTGTCTAAATGCATCCTTATACCCTTCAAACCTTATTAAGTCTATTTGAAAGGAATTACTCGCAGGATTAGCTAAGCCCGGATAAATAAAGTTATCTTCAAACATCTTCATTAGATTTTTGCCGTCTTCAGTGCATTCAAAAATACGATAACAAAGAGCGTCCATTCCATCATTAGGTTTTTCACGCTCATTTTTATCTATACTCTCCTGATAGCCTGCATAATAATTAGGTCGGTCTATATAGGGATTACCTGTTGGTTTATCGCTCATTGCTCTGTGCCTCCGCCTTGTTCACCATCTTGCATTGCTTGCTGCACCATAACTTGCTGCTGAATCATTTTAGCCTCTTCTTTTACTTCGTCATAAGGTCTTATCATTCTAGAATCAATTTGTAGCTTGTCAGCTATAATATATGGCAGCTTTTCTTGATTAATATAAAGTTGCGATGTTTGGCCTAAAATACCTTGCAGCATTTGAAAGTACTCCCCTATACCGGATGCATCTCTTAACCCTCTGGCTAACTCTAATGGTGATTTATATTTGAACTTAACAGGAACGCCTTCCATCTGTGGCTTAGGTAATATGCCCATTTTATCCAAAACATAAGCGCATCTAAAAATAATCGGCTCTAAAAATTCATGCTCTTGTCTTGAAAATAAAGGACCAATTCTTTGTGCTAGAGTTTGTTCTTTCATAGATAATTCAAAAGCCGTCTGCGGTTGAACGCCCTTTGTATCTGTTGGCTCTTCTGCAAACATAGCTCTTTTAATCTGCAGTCTTAAATCTTGAATCATAAGCTGGCCAAATTCCGGGCTAGCAGAGTTAGGCAAAGGCTGTAATGGAGCAATGGAACCATCAGACATAGGAGCAATTGGAATAACTTCAAATGGCCTTAGCTTAAAAGAATGAGGGTTAAATACAGTGTCTGTAAAGCCCATGTATGGACGAAAAGTATTTAAGTTAGCAGAGGCAAGCTCTATGCGAGCCATCTCATTACAACTTATGATAGACGGCAAAGCATTCATAACAGGGCCACGACCCCAAGTCTCATTGTTTGTTTTTTGAAAGCGCCAAACAATACCGGGGTTACTATCTGTCCACTGGCTTAAAAGAAGTCCATTGTCACCATCTACCCATACAGAATATAAAAACTTCTTAGCTTCGCCCGGATAATAAGTTACACCTTCATAAACTTTATTTGCAGTTGCATCAGGATCGCTTTTTAGCTTCTGCTCAAGCGAGTTATTAATTTTAATGCCTTTCCATCTGTCGCCAAGCTCAGCTATTTTTAAATCCTGCCATGTTCTATACCAAGTGTTAATTTTACCGTCGACGCCTTCCTCGATTGCCAGTTGGTCAATAGGTATACTAGTAAACATCAACGGGCTTATATCATTGCCCTGATTTACAACAATAGCAGAAGTTCCACAGCCTAAATCAAAGTAACATTCATTTATTACAACATCGAAATTTGATTTATGAATATATGAAAAAAGTTTTCTGCCGTAAGACTCTAAGATTCCAAGTGCATCCTCTACCATATCCGGATTTTCTTCTGCCCATTTTGTCTCTGGCTCAAAAAATCCCCATTGAGTCTGAGGGGGCGTCATAGCATCCTGCATCTTACTTACAAAAGTATGCATAGCGTCAACAGCGGTAGTGTCGTAAAGGCTTGAGCCCTCAAGGTCTCCCTGCATAGGCTTTGGTTTATAAAATCTATTTCTGAAAGGTATAGCGTAGTGGAAACAAGCCTCAAGAATATTATGCCATAAGCTGGCTATCCCGGATGCTTTTTTATGCCTTTTCCTAATATCATCCAATATATCTTTTTGGTCTTTTGATTTTTTAGGTATAGCAGATGATAGACTTTTATTTTCCATTTAAGCTCCAAGAGTTGTATTCAATCCTTCAGCAATCGGCTGGTCTAAAAACCCACCAGAACTAGTTGCTCTTCTCATTTGTCTTGATCTCGTTCTTTCAAGTCCTTTCTTCTTCTCGGCTTTTTCTTCTTTAATATTTGCGGCTTCTTCTCTAGCCATTTCTAGCTGTTGTTGATACAGACTTATCTGTTCTTGTATTAATGCATTTTGGTGTCTTCTGTCTGCAGAATGCTCGTGAGGTATTTTATTGCTTATTCCTCTTTCAATCTTCTTTAAGCCCTTAGATAGCCAACTCATTTCTTATCCTCCTCGTCATCATTTTTAAGCCAAAAATGAACATATATAGTCTTTTCTTCGTAGTCTTTGCGAGAAATAAAGTGGTCTACCTGCTTAATCTCCCACGGAATCTTCACCAGCTTTCTTAGTGCTTTCAACTGAGAGCGTATCGATTGTGACACTAGCCTTCCTTTCTTCCATAGTTGTTATGGCTTCTTTTAATTCTTGTATTTCATCTTGTAATGATATTAGCTCGTGGGCTTTTAGTCCAACATTTAGTCCTTCCATAACCTGTTTGAACTCAGATGAGCTATATTCACCATTAGAGGCGCCTTCCATTATTTGCTTGTAATGCTCTATAGGTGAGCTGTAAGGGTCTACGGTTAATCTTATTTTTCCATTTTTTGAAATACCAAAGCGAGTCTCCCCAACCTTATCCCAAAGTTTAAAGCTCCATTCTTCATCCTCGGAGCCTAGCTCGCCCTGAATTTCCCATTTGCGTTTGGCAATAGTCATGCCTTTTCTGTAAGCATCTGCAAATTCGGGGTAATTACGTATCCATGACCACATCGTTAAGTCTGATATATCGTGCTTTTCACAAAAAGCGCACGAGCTGCCCGTTGTTTTTGTAAGCACATCTACAATTGATTTTAAATGTATACTTGAATCGTATAAGACTAATCTAGCTTCATTAGTGCTGCTATATGGATTAATATCTAATGGCTTTGTTCTTCTTTTTTTTGTAGTTGAAACAGACAAAAATAGCCTCCGATATAATGTTATACAAGTATAGTACATTATGTAAAACAAAAACACCAAGGCTGGCAACACGCAGAATCAAGAATAAACATAGCTCGAGAAAACGGATGGAACTTCCAAGTCGTTCCCAAAGTCAATTTCGAAGACGGCATAG